TTAGATTAATGAAAACTTGTGTATATTGTGATAAAACTATGGACCCAGCAAATTATGCAAGATATCATGGTGATAAGTGTAAATTAAAACATTAATCTTCACATTCAATTTTTATCTGGAGTGGAAACCCATTTTCTCTGGCTAGTTTAGTAGCATCAACGGCTTTAATTTCAGCGATTTCAAAATCATATACACCTGCGATACCTGAACCAGTTTCATGCACTTGCATAGTAACATCATAAGCAGTTGATTCTGAATGTCTGAATACATCTACGAGCATCATGATTACGAAATCAATTGGTGTATGGTCATCATTTAGCACGATGACTTTCCAACGTTTTGGTTCTTCTACGCGGATTTTTACTTTTTCTTCAATTTTAACGTCTGTTGACATAATGGATTTCCTGTGTAAGTGATTATTTAATTTCAATTTGGCGAGGTTTTAATGCCTCTGGTACAACATATTCTAATTCGATTCGTAACAACCCATCTTTAACCTCTGCACCAATAACCTCGATATATTCAGCTAATGGAAATTGCACTAAAAAGTTTCGTGAAGCCAATCCACGATGTAAATATTCCCAGTCTGATGAATCATTGGTATCGATATGTTCACCTGTGATAGTAAGAATATTTTGGTCAACTTCGACATGAATTTCTTCTTTACTAAATCCTGCTACGGCTAATTCGATACTGTAATTAGTTTCATTGTATTTTAAAATATTATGTGGTGGATAATTGGATTGTGTTGTACTAACTTTGTTGTTAAGCATCCGATCAAATCCCACCAATGCTCTATTTAAATTTGCTAATGTTGCTGTATCAATTGTTCTAATTGTTGCCATTTTATATCTCCTTATATAAGCAAGAACAATCGTGAACCCATTGTAGGCATTTCACGATTGTTATTATAACATACTACTTTAAATAAATCAAACTTCTTTAAACTCAGCTTGTACAACGTCTTCATCATTAGATGGTGATGATTCAGATGGTTGATCGGCTGCCTGTTTTTTCATGAAAACTGGACTTGCTGCTTCAAATAATTTCTGGACTGATTCATTGATTTTTTCAATATCATCGCCCTTTGAAACATCGTCAATATATTGAACTGCAGTTTCAAAAGCAGATTTTTCTTCATCTGATAATTGATCTTTTACTTCATCAAAGTCTTTCTGTAAGGTATGACGTTGTGATTCAGCTTGATTACGAGCTTCGATCAACTCTTTTTGTTTTTTATCTGCTTCAGCATTTTCTTCAGCATCTTTTACCATACGTTGAATTTCTTCTTCAGTTAAACCTGAATCAGATTTAATGGTAATATTATTTTTCTTACCTGTTGATTTATCTTGTGCTGAAATATGCATGATACCATTGGCATCGATATCGAATGTTACTTCGATTTGTGGAGTACCACGTCGAGCTGGTTCAATACCGTCTAAGTTGAATTCACCCAATTGTTTATTATAAGCATACAGTTCACGTTCACCTTGTCCCACCTTGATTGTTACTGCGGGTTGATTATCCTCAGCGGTTGAGAATGTTTGACTCGCTTTCGTAGGGATTGTGGTATTTTTCTGAATCAATTTAGTCATCACACCACCCATGGTTTCGATACCCAATGACAATGGTGTTACGTCTAATAACAAGATATCAGTTTTGTCGCCTGATAAAACTGCACCTTGAACCGCTGCACCAGCAGCCACTGCTTCGTCTGGATTAACATCTTTACGTGGTGCCTTGCCAAACAATTTTTCAACTGCTTCTTGGACTTTTGGCATACGGGTTTGCCCACCGACTAAGATAACTTCATCAATTTCAGATAAATCGACTTTAGCATCTTTAATTGCAACTTTACATGGTGCAATACTACGTTCGATCAAGTCATCTACTAATGCTTCGAATTTAGCCCGAGTTAATTTTACGTTTAGGTGTTTTGGACCAGTTGCATCAGCGGTGATATATGGTAAATTGACATCTGTTTGTTCAGATGATGATAACTCGATTTTAGCTTTTTCTGCTGCTTCTTTCAAGCGTTGTAAAGCCATGGTATCATTTTTTAGATTCACGCCGGTGTCTTTTTCGAATTCACTTACTAGGTGATCCATTAAACGTTGGTCGAAATCTTCACCACCTAAAAATGTATCACCATTTGTTGATAATACTTCGATTTGTTTTTCGCCATCAATGTTAGCGATTTCGATGATTGAAATATCAAATGTACCACCACCTAGATCATATACAGCAACTTTACGATCCTTGCTGTCAGCTTTATCAACACCGTATGCAAGTGCAGCAGCAGTTGGTTCATTGATAATACGAAGAACTTCAAGTCCAGCGATACGACCAGCATCTTTAGTTGCTTGACGTTGTGAGTCATTGAAATAAGCAGGAACAGTGATAACAGCTTGTGATACTTCATATCCTAAGTAGTCTTCAGCAGTTTTTTTCATTTTACGTAAAACTTCTGCTGAAATTTGTGGGGGTGCTAATTTGTCACCATTTGCTTCAACCCATGCATCACCATTTTCAGCTTTAATAATTGAATATGGCATCAGGTCGATATCTTTTTGAACTGCATCTTCGTCAAATTTACGACCGATAAGACGTTTCGCAGCGTAGATTGTATTTTTTGGATTTGTAACAGATTGCCGTTTAGCGGCTGCACCTACTAATACTTCTGCATCAGTATATGCAATGATTGATGGGGTAGTGCGTGTACCCTCTGAATTTTCGATTACTTTTGTTGAGCCATTCTCTAAAATAGCTACGCAAGAATTTGTGGTACCTAAATCGATACCGATTACTGTATTTTTACTCATAATGTTCTCCTTTATTAAGCGAGTTATAATTTGGCACTATGCCTATGTTAAACCCATATGGCGTTTAACGTAATTATTTATCATCTTCTAAAGAAATGTGAGACCATTCCTTTAATTTTTTTAATTTATTTTCAGCAGATATTTCAATACCTTCTTTACTTATGATATTATTACAAGCTAGAAGATAAATCATTGCTTGTAAATCTCCAATTTCTTCTTCAAGATGTTGACGATTTGTTTCACCTTTCCATTCGGTATCTAACCCAAACCTGAAAATTTTGGATATTGCCTGAATAACTTCGGCACATTCTTCTTGAGTAATACTAAGTATTTCTCTATGTTGTTCTTCCATAAAAAATCCCATGATTTAAAGATTGAATTATACCATGGGGATTCTATAATGTCAACTAGAATGTCTAGTTTTCTTTAAAGCTTTATCTTTTTTATCTTGCTCTTTCTTTAAAGCTTTATCTTTTTTATCTTGCTCTGCTTTCAAGACTTCTTCTAATAATCCTGGATTTTGCTTACACAGTGCATGTTCAATTATATATCTAGCAGTTTCAAAATCTAATCGCCGTCTCCTAACCCCGGATTTTGTATTTCCTTTAAATGGTGCTAAAAAAACATCATGTGTATTGGTTCTATAATATTCTAATAAGATATTACAATCATCGATTAACATGTTTATATCTACTGGTGTATTAATTAATATTTTCGATGATGATCTACTACTAACTTTAACTGGACTGGTAATTTTGTCCGGTGTAGTGAAACATATTCTATCAGCGTTGGTACTATCAAAACAGATAACACCGAAATTCCCATCATGATTATTAAACTTGATTAAATTTTTACCTAGGTTTAAAGAAGTCAAAGCAAATTTATTTAATGATTTAAATGAGCCGATCAACTGATCATTTTTGTAGATATCATAATCATCAGATAATTCAGGACCCCATGTAATAACTATAACTGGGTGTTCAGTGTCTTCAAATGGATTTTCTTCTAGTATGTTGATACTACGGATTCTCTTAGATTTATTTGAACTTATCTGATATGTTTCTGGGATTATAGCAACCCCATAATCAAAACTATTCAAACATTGATTTAACCCTATAACATATAAATCTTCGCATGATGGAAATAGTTCAAAGTATTCCTTGACATTATTTAACTTGTTTCTAGCTGCTGACACTTTGGCCAAATATGGTGGATTAGTAATGCATAAATCAGTATGGTGTGGCGGGATACTCTTTAAACTATCGTTAATAGGCCAGTTAAATGAATGATCTATGTCGTAGCCTTTTACTGCATAGTTATCAGCAAATGGGGAAAGTAAATCTCCGCCACCGGCAAATGGGTCAACTATCTGTACAAAATTTAAAGAATCAATAAATAATTGAATATTTGACTTAATCCATAAATCCTTTTTTGTAAAAAACTGTCCTAGTTCAACCTTTTTTGTCATATATGTCCTTATAATGAGTTAACAAAATCAATCAGTGATTCACAATTTCCACAATTTATATTTACATATTGTTGGCATAATGTATTAAGCTCTGGGATATGGCTTTCACCCCATTTACCATCTATTAATACATAAAAATGCATGTTATCGGTGTTATGTTTATTAACATACGCAATTGCTTCATTGATAAAATTTTTAGATTCTTTTACTTGATGCGATTGAGAAGACCCAGCTGCTTCTGTATATTTCGCAAAAACGTGAATAGTGATATCACCTCCATTACAAATAAAATCTATACTGCGAGCATTTGCTTCTTTTACATCTTTCTTTTTCTTTATTGTATTGGCTATGATAATATCGCCGTTGCATAGAGTATATAACCCATTTACAGGTTTATTCCATGTAAAGGTATTATTAACATATTTTTGTAAAGTTGCAAACTGTGTTAACTCATCAACTGTTTGTCTACATGCATTTCTGCTAAATGGAATGGTTATTCTTGGATCAGATATTAATAACAATTGTGCAATCTCAGAAATCATTTCTTTTGAAACATTAGTGATGTCATCAACATTGTATATATGACTCAAATCCCTAACAATATAATTAGATATTTTATCACCAATTTCGTTATAATCAGTATCTTTACTATTTCTGCCAGTTTTAGTTTTTTTAAACTTGGGAAAAATTGAACTACACGGATTTGCGGCAATATATTCCCATACTAGCCTATCTTCTATGTAATTAGATTGATTGGTTTCAGATCTGCTTTCCTTAATATTTTTAGCACCATTTTTATATTCTGTTTTAATTACGACTGACATATATCTTCCATGATAAAATCAAGGAAGCATGAAATTATAGTAAACTATCAATGAACATCATGTTCATTTACTTCCTTGTGTAAATTAATTATAGCATCGTTGATTGTGAATGTCAACGTTTTTTTGGTAGTGCTTCTTTTTGTAATTTTTTCTTTAGACGAGATTTTGCTGCACCTTTTGCTTTCTTTCTTGTAGTAGTTGGTTTTTCATAAGATTCTTTAGCACGTAAATCATCTAACTTACCACTTTCTTCTACTTTCTTTTTAAATTTTCTTAACGCTTGATTAATATTATCGCTTTCTTTTACTGTAATGCCAGTTCTAGTCTTCTGGTTGATTATCATCTTCATCCTCATCGATTTCATTTTGCAGTTGATCTGCTATCCAATCTAAATTAAAAATCCTATTTTTAGAAATTAGATTGTATGGTGTTATTTCATTATTAGTAATGTAGTGAACATTTGGTTGTGCTAATAAAAAAGTAACGAATTCTCGTGTAATAGTATTACAATTATCAATATCAATAATTACAACATCTACCATATGTGATACACTCAACAACCAATCAATATCGGTCTCATCGTTTTCATAAATGAAAACATTAAGATCATCAATGCTTTTACTTAAAATTGATTGGAATTGTTGTTTAACGTGTAACGATGGACTTACCAAAAGGTAGCTTACACTTAGATTAAAAATTTTATCAGGTGGGGTTATTACAGTAATACGACCTAGTTGCATATATCCTTCTTATATAAGTTATCACCTAATAAACGTTTATTAGGTGATTTAGTTGTATATGTATTTATTACCCAACGACATCTAATGATACTCTTTGTATACCATCGATTCCAATTGCTTTTGCTGCACCTTTTGACAAATCCATAATCCTATTTTTAACCCACGGGCCTCTGTCATTGATTTTAACAATCACAGATTTGTTGTTCTTCAAATTAGTAACTTTCACTTTACTATGAAGTGGGATAGTTCTATGTGCTGCTGTCATTGCGTTCTTGTTGAATACTTCACCAGATGCAGTTTTACGACCATGGAATTGAGAACCATAAAATGATGCGATTCCTACCATATTATTTCTTTTTACTGGTTTGGTTTTTTTATATATTACTTTTTTATCATTCTTGTTAGAATGTGTTTCATGTTTTTGAACAGCCTTTTTTACTACTGCATGATGAACATGTTTATGCTCTTTTGCTGAAGTAAGTGAAGGCATTAGACTAACTAATAAAGTTAGAATTATAAGTGAATTTTTCATTTTTTCTCCTTTCACTTGGTGTATCCTTTAATAGCGATACATTACATTAAGGGAGATAACTGCCAAGGATTGTTAACCCTTATGTCACTGGCGTTTTCTCCATCCGCTATTCAACTGTCACTTGTAATAGCTTAGGCGAGTATGGCTTCCCGACCTTCGGGTTTCTTCATTGGCCAAGACTCGCGGGATCATTAAATAACTCATGATCCAACTATCTCAGTTTCTTTACGAAACGTATTGTATATATCATTTTCCCTAATGCTTCGGTATAAAAATGATATATCACTAAGTATTTACTACTTAATGTACAACAATTATACTACTATATAATTAAATTGTCAACCCCACGATAGGGTTATTTCATCAATTTTAGTAATATTGGAACGATTAAAGTCGAATGAACTAAAGTTCAGATATGATAATAATTTAGTCATCTCTTGTTCATCTACTTCTATTGATTGATCAGTTACCCAATTATTTGCTATTTTCAAATAATCAGGCATCTGATCAACAAGTTCTACATCTATTTCAAACGGTGTTTTTATTAGAAGTTTCATATTTTTCCAAATCTATGTAAAGTATTTACCTTACCTATAGAAATGTAAAAACTACTACATTTTATGTACAATGAATGCAGTCTTAATACCGTTGAACTGCAACGTTCTTGGATCAAATGCCAATTTGAGAACATGATAATTTGCTCTTAATCGCTGTTTAATTGTATCGAAGATTTCTTTAGATGTTTTTGATTTACCTGATAATTGATCAGCTAATCGTTTTACATCTTCTTTATACAAAAGAACAGACGAGTTGTCATTTATATGGTTTTCAAGTTGTGCAAACAATTCATTGATTTTTTCAGAACGCTTATCAGCTTCTAAAATGAATTCGTTATCTGAATATTGAATACCTGAACTTTTGCCTTTATTAAGGTTTAGTGGTGTTACGAATACAACTGGTAATGATGCTAATTGCTTGGACATATTGGTTCCTAAAAATTGAAAGAGACTTTATTATAAAATAATGGTTGATGTTTGTCAACAACTCATACAATAATACTAGTAGTAGCTTTAGTATAAGAACTTGCAAATTCTTTTTCAGTTGGTTCTGCTACAACAACAGTGGACCGAAAGATTTTCAAATCCCTACTAGGATCAACTGTGAATACAAATGGAACCATTCCGATCCCACCATCTGCACTTGTTAATGCTCTTGGTTTTGAAACTTTTAAATAATCAGATCTTTCTTCTACCAATGTTCCTAAGATTTCTTCACCTGATGTTAATTTAATGGTGATTACTTCACCAATTGATAATCCTTTATCGATAATCATACTGCCTCTTGTAAGTATTGTCTTAATTCTGTAAATCCGCCAATGTAATTACCATCAACAAAAATTTGTGGAACTGCTCTTGCAGTTGGAACTGCTTCTAATAAATCTTCACGAGACCACTTGTCGCCTGAAATATTTCTTTCTTCGTATTCATATCCTTTCATTCGTAACAAAGCTTTGGCTTGATCACAGAAAGTACACAGATCCTTGGACCATACAATAGCTACATTGGTAGTTGATGGTTTGGTGAGAAATCCTTCTGCATTTACAATATAATCTTCTGGAACTTTCCCTGTCATATTATGCTTTCTCGACTTCTACAATTACAGTACTGCCAACTAATTCTTGAACAATTGATTCTACTGTTGCTTCGAACTCGTCGCCTACTAATGGTGCAACTGCATCACCTTTGATTAATTTGCTTAATTTAATTACTACTACTTCTTCTTGAATTTGTGCCATTTTATTTTCCTATACTATATGTTTGTTGGAATATGTCTTTTTTGACAACTCCGTAATCATTCTCACCATGTCTAACGATTACATCTTCTTTTGCTTTATAATGCAACGGTTCACCCCATGATGTGTCTACAACTCCATCATGATCGGCTAACTTTGCAATTTTAATGATTTTCTTTGGAACACATGTGCCATCACCATTATCATCTTTCAATTCATTGAATTTTTCAGGAGGCATACTATATTGTTCACCTTTCGGTCCAGTGAGAATATACCATCCTTTTTTATAATGTTGTGGTTTTCCATTACTTTCTAAGGTATCAATGGTTCCAGGTTTATCGGCAATTTCATAGTGTTCTGGATTGCCTTTTTTATAAGTTTCAAATGCACCGGTTTTAAACCAATTATCGGTGATACCTTCTGAAACTATATTAATTAAATCTCTCATAATTATCCTTATCAACTGATTGGAATA